CTGGGAACACAGCTACGACAGATAGCGCAGGCGGTGGGCGCGATAGTCGAGGGTTCTTACGATGGTTCAAATGACAGCGTCACCGACATCATGGATCGGCTGGAGCGTTACGCCGACCTGATTGAGCCGTGGGCTGAAGCGGTATCGAATCGCCTAATCAGCACGCTGGAGATTGCCGACGATGCGATGTGGCGTGAGCGCTCTTATCAAATCTCTGCAGGTCTGCGTGACCTGATGGCTGGCAGTCAGGGGATGGTCACCCGCAGCGTCATTCAGGAGCAGGTGAAGCTGTTCAAGTCACTCCCGCTGGAAGCCGCCGACCGGGTCTACGACATTCACAATCAGGCGATTGAGGCTGTCGTAGCTGGTAAGCGCTCCAGCACCCTAACTGATGAAATCATGCGTACCGGTGAAGTCACAGAGTCTCGGGCGCGTACCATTGCCCGGACTGAAGTTGGCCGCGCATCCACTGCAATCACTCAGGCGCGCTCAACCGCCATTGGTTCACGTGGCTACATCTGGCGCACTGCTGACGACAGTGACGTGCGCCATTCTCACAAGTGGATGGAAGGACAGTATGTTGACTGGGCTACCCCGCCGACGCTGGATGGGATGACGGGCCATGCCGGTCAGTTCCCTAACTGCCGCTGCTACTGCGAGGTAGTTGTTCCTGAGCCATCATACGTTATCATTCCCTAATTATTGGTTTATAAGGGAGTGATTTTTATGGCAAAGATGAATGTGAAGAATGGATTCGAATATACTCATGAGCGCCATTATTTTGGTTCGTGGGTGATTTACTGGAAGTTTCGCCCACAAGGAGCATCGCATTGGAAGGACTTCAACATTCCATCCGGTAACGCGAAAAAAGCTGATATCGAGTTATTCTTGAATGATCCTGCCGCAGCGTTCAGATCTTATGAAGAATGGTTAGATAGGGTGGGGAATGTAGAGCTCGCCAGACAGAACCTCAATGATGCTGAGGCCAGATTAGCACGAGTAAATGAGCCGGATTGGGGCGGTAGAGGCAATAATCCAGATAAAGATTCTCGCAGAGTTCGTGATGCCAGAGAGGCAGTAGAAAGCGCCAGACGCGCGTTGGAATTTTCAGAAAAAATAAATTCAGGAAGCTGAATTTCCTCAAACATACAGGTCGCTTAAGCGGCCTTTTTTTTGCCTGATAAACAGGTGACGCAATGCAATATTTCTACACCACCCGCCTTGGTAACACTCGCTTTGAGATGGCCGATGGCTCCCTGCTGTGCAAAGACGTGCCGATCGCCCGCACCGGCGCGCAGGTATACGACGAAAGCGAACTGCCCGGTATCGCTGGCGATGAGGATGGCGAGATTGTCGTCACCCGTGACGCTGACGAAGTATTCCGTCCTGAAACGCTCGCCTCATTCGAAGGTATGGCCTTCACGCTGGGTCATCCCAAGGACATGGTCAATCCGGGCAACTGGAAAGAGCATGCGCACGGGCATATCCAGAACGTCCGGCGCGGTACCGGCGATCAGTCAGATTTAATGCTGGGTGACATCCACATCAAGACTGCTGAAGGCATTCAGAAGGTGATGGATGGTCAGGACCAGATATCGATGGGCTATGACGCTGAGTATGAGCAGCAGTCGCCCGGTCAGGCCCGCCAACACACAATTATCGGTAACCACTGTGCGAGCGTACCCAATGGTCGTGCAGGCATTCGCTGTTCAATTGGAGATAGCACATTCATGACTACCAAAAATCAGGGCTGGTTTAGCCAGCTGAAACGGGCCATTAAAACCAAGGATGCCGATAGCCTGGCTGATTTGGTTGATAACGCGCCATCAGAGCTGATCGAACCAAGCCTTGATTTGGCTCGGGCAGTAAACATCACCATCAACCCGGCGCAGCCACTGCCACAAGAGCGCGAGCTTGGCGGGCTGACTACCGATGAGGACAGTGGCGAAGGCGGCGCTATGAGCATTGGCGAGCTGGAGAAGAAAGTCGATGCTCTGGCGTTGCTGGTTCAGCAGCTGGTTAATCCGGCTTCTACATCTACCACTGACTCCGATCCGGACGAAGAGGAAGAGAAGAAGAAGGCCACCACTGACGCTGCCTATCATCAGGGCGTTGTGGCGCGTGCTGAACTCATCATGCCGGGCGTGAAGCTGCCTGAAGGTGGTAAACTGGCAGCGTTCAAGCGTTCTACTATGGACGCGGCATTCAAAACGCCGGAAGGTCAGGCGCTGCTGGCTCCGCTGGTTGGCGCTTCGCCGGACTTCGCCAAATGCCGAAGGCAACACTGGACGCGGTATTTGTATCTGCCAGCGAAATCGCCAAAGCGCGTAACAGCGCTCCATCCACTGCGTCGCGTGCATCGTTTTACGACTCATCCAACAAAAACTCTCCGGCTGCTCTGAATAAGGCATTCGCCGCCCACTGGAATAAATAAGGGAAAAACCCATGGTTGCATACCTGTACCGGATGCCAGTAGGCATCGCCGGGGCTATCTCACGCCCGCAAGACCTGACCACTGAGCCGGTTATCCTCAATGCCGCTAACACCTTCAGCCAATACGGCCTCGCAGGTAAAGACAGCGCAGACGGTAAGTTTATCCCGCTGGCAGCATCTGACGCCGCGACGGTAATCACCGGGCTCTACGTTCGCCCATACCCGACCACATCGACGCCAGACATGGTGCGACAGGTTGGTGCAAACGCCAATTTCACTGGTGACGTGATGAAGCGCGGCTACATGACCGTGAACATCGGCAGCACTGCAGTTGGCCTGACCAAAGGCGCGCCGGTTTATGTGCGTATCGCCAACCCAACCGACACCAGTCCGCTGGGCGCAATTCTGGGCGCTGCTGTCACTGATGAAACTGTCGTGCTGCCTAACGCTACTTTCACTGGCGCAGGCGATGCCGCTGGCAACGCTGAAGTCGCATACAACATCTAAGGGAATCGCTATCTATGTTAACTTTTGACCAAGCCACCGTTGACGGTACTGGCGCTTTCCTGGTTGGCGAGCTTGAGCGCCTCGATCAGGAACTGAATATGCCCCTCGTGGGGTATACGTGGTCGCGTGATATTCAGCTGCGCGAAGACGTGTCGATTGCTGATGACATCAGTTCTTTCACCAACTCCACCTTTGCTGCTGCAGGTACACCGAATCCGAACGGTAAAAACTGGATCGGCAAAGACTCCACCGCCATTGCTGGCCCGAACGTCGACATCGCTAAAACAGGCTTCCCGCTGACCCTGTGGGGCATGGAGCTGGGCTGGACCGTTGTCGAGCTGGCTGCTGCTGCTAAGGTTGGTCGGCCAATCGACACCCAGAAGTTCGATGCGATGCAGCTGAAATGGAACATGGACACCGACGAGCAGGTTTATCGCGGTGACAGTCAGCTGGGCGTGAAAGGCCTGCTCAACTACAACGGCGCGGCAGTCACTAACGCTCCGAAGACGTGGGCAACATCCACGCCGGACGAAATCCGGGCGTCAATCAACCTGCTGCTCTCTAATGCCTGGGCGGCGTCGGGTTACACCATTGTCCCGCGTGACCTGCTGCTGCCGCCTGAACAGTTCGCTCTGCTGTCCAGCATTATCGTTTCATCAGCCGGCAACCAGTCACTGCTGACCTACCTGCGCGAAAACACCATCGCCTTCCATCAGAATGGCGTACCGCTGAACATCCGCGCGGTTAAATGGCTGAAAGGTGCTGGCGTCGGCGGTACCGATCGCATGATGGCCTACACCAACGATAAGAAGTTTGTTCGCTTCCCGATGGTTCCGCTGCTGAACGTGCCAGTGCAGTATCGCGGCATTTACCAGCTGACTACCTATTACGGCAAGCTGGGCGCAGTTGAGTCTCCGTACCCTGAAACCATGGCGTATCTGGACGGCATCTAACCACCACGGCCCCGAAAGGGGCCAGCAGGAGTAGCAAATGGCTAAGAAGACGATTCGCGTCCACACCACGTTTAATTTCACCTCTGAAGATGGCACCAGCCAGCGTTTTGAGACCGGCGAGCACACCGTTGATGACAAGGTTGCAGATCACTGGTTTGTCACCGCGCACTCTGACGTGACCGGCAAGGCAAAAGCCAGCGCTGACACTAAAGAGTTTCAGGCGCAGATCGACAGCCTGACCGCGCAGCTGGCAGAGAAAGACAAAGCACATGGCGAGCTGCAGCAGTCAGTGGCGGAGAAGGACCAGACTATCGCCGATCTGACGGCGCAGCTGGCAGCTCTGCAGCAGCCCGTAAATGAACCAGCAGCGCAAGGTGATGCTGATGGCAAGAAACATAAACCTGCCGACAATAAGTGATTTTCGCCGCGACTTCCCTCAGTTCGCTGACACTACCAAATACCCCGACCCAGTAATACAGTTCCGCCTCAACCTCGCCGACATGCTCATAGATGGCTCTGCTATGGGGGAGATGTTCCCCTACTTAGT